TGCAATCGTTCCTAAACCTAAATTAGTTCTCGCAGTTGAAGCTGCTCCTAAGTCTGATAAATTATTTGATGCAGTAAGTTTAGTATCTAGTTGAGTTTGTATTGCAGATGATACACCATTTAGATAACCAAATTCTGTATTAGAAATTGTACCATCATGTATTTTAGTTGCATCAATTGCTGCACTAGAATTTATATCTGCATTAACAATAGAATCATCTACAATTTTAGATGAATTTACTGAGCTTGCAGCAAGTTTAGCAAGTGTAACATTAGCATCAGCTATATGTGCAGTATCAATAGATCCATCTGTATAGTGTTCACTATCAATTGCATCATCAGCTATTTTAGCACCAGTAATTGCATCTGCTGCAATTTTAGCTGTTGTAACATTTGCATCTGTAATTTTTGCTGTAGTAATTGCTGTATCAGCAATTTTGGCTGTAGTTACTTGTGAGTCTGCAATATGAGCTGTGTCTATAGAACCATCAGTATAATGTTCTGAGTCTATAGCGTCATCTGCAATTTTAGCTCCTGTTACAGCGTCTGCTGCTAGTTTAGCAGTGCTTATAGCTCCATCAGCTATATTACCTGCTGCTATAACACCAGTAGGTATTGAACTATTTGTTTTAGCTAATACACCAATGTGTACGCTTGTAATTGCTTCATTAGATAATGAGCCTGAATCCCAAGTTACATTAACTGTTGTGTTTGTTGAAAAAGACGTACTAGATACAGTACCATATATTGTGCCTGGAGATGATGCTACAACTTTAACTCTACGTCCAGCATGATAAATAGATGTTACATCTGTTCCATCAATAGTAAACGATGTAGCTGATGCGTAAGTAGCTGTATAAGTACCTGCACCATCACCATATTCAATCCATTCAGCTGCATTATAATGTTGTCTAATATCTGCCATAACACTTCTAAAAGCGTTATTGATATTAGATGGTAGCATTCCTTCTGCTACTGAAACTGCTCCTGTTCCTGTAGCTGTGTTGTTTGCTGCTGTTGTATCGTATTTTCCTAAAAATGTTCCTGCCATAATTTTACTCCATAAACCAAACGAATGCTTTATCGCTTTCTGTATTATTTTTATTAACTAAAGTGTTAATTGCTTCTTCTATTTGTCTTTGGAAAAACTCTTGTGTTTCCATTGAATATCTTACGTTATCTATATCTACTGAATCTGTCATTATCTATATCCTGCTTTAGATGCTACAATGTCTATACCTTGTGCATGATCAAAACTTGTTCCAGCAGGTATTTTAACATTAGCTCTAATGTATCTACCTGATTGTCTAACAGGATTAATCCCACTATCTACCATAGAAGATGAACTAGACTCTGTTTCTGTGTCTGCTAATCTTTCTCTAGTTTTTACAGTAACTGTTGCTTCTGCATCTACTATTGGTCTTATTCCTTGAATGTTAGTACGAGCTCCTGGAAATGCTTCTATTTCTGCTGTCTCTATTTCACATTCATTTGAATTTCCTGAAAAGATTGCAGCTTTAAAATCTCCATCTATTCCACCTAAAAACATTTGTCCACCATTCCAAAAATCTGTATCAAGGTTAGCATTAATTTGTTCTAAATTTTCTGAAATAATATCCATTAACTCTACTGTATATGCTCCTACAAATTGTGGAAATATTTGACTAGCACTTACTTTTGCTAAAGACCATTTTTTTGTAGCATAATTATATATTATAATTCTATCACAAATACCTGTTGTATTGTTAGTATTACTTACGCTTGGGTACAACCACATAGCTAACTGATTAAATGGATCTGTTGCTGCTACTATTCTATCTGAATATGCTTTGTTTAAGTTTAGATCAAAGAATCTATTAACTTTTTCTACTCCAATAGGTACTACGTTATCACCTGATATTTCATAAAAACCATCATCTGCTAAAAAGAATACACGTCTATTATCTTGACATACTGTTCTTCCAAATATAGCTCCTCTGTTTGGAGATATAACTGATAGCCTAAATATTGTTGCACCACCAACATAGTCCATACGAACTATTTGATTTTGTCTAAATACATATCCTACCTCTCCAGAAGTAATATGTACTATTTGTCCACCAGATCCTGGTAAGTCTTGTAAGTCAGATTGTTTACCTGACCAAACTGTAATATCATTAATACCAGACCATTGTATTCTATTTGTAGCATTAGCTATATTACCTGTTACTAAAAAATCTCTAACTACGCCAGATACTCTAAACAAAGGACAAGTACCTGCTGTTTGTATAGAAGTAAGATTAGCAAAGTTTGTAGATGTTCCCATTAAATAATATTGAGCTGGGTCTACTCCATTACTTACAATTACATACTGACCAAATTGTGTAAATGTAAAAAAATCATCATCATCTCCAGTTAAACTTCCTTTACGAGAAGTAAATGTTCCTGATGCTAATTGATGTATATCTGTTTTTGTAGCTACAAAATTGTAAACTGTATTAGAGTTATCTCTAAAAGAACCAGAGCCATGTGCATCTTTACCTACAGTTGACGCACCTGTATATGATACCAATGATGGAAATCTTTTATAAGATCCCAATGCATGATAAACATTAGTTGCTACGTTTGCACCTTTCATACCATGTTCTGGTTGATCAGGCATCCATTCTCCAAAAGGTATCTGCATTATCTAGCCCTATAAAATGATAAGTCTGTTTGAACATCTGTTCTTTGTGTAACAGGTGCTCCACCATATGAATCTTGTTTGTCATTATTTTCACATCTTTCCATAGCAGATATATACATCTGTAACCATTGTTGTACTTGGTTAGGATCTATTCCACCTAAGAAGTTTGCTGCATGGTATAATGAACCATATAAATATATTCCTGGATGTTTGTTTAAAATGTAATTTGTTGTATTAGAATCGCTAAGAGCTCCAAAAGCTTTATAGTATGATAAGTACCCAGTATAAGAAGTATCAGGGGCAGGGCCAAAACGTAAAGTTTCTGTTTCATTATCACTTTCAATTGTATAGACTCTAGGTCTAGCAGTTGTTGATCCAGCTTTAATTTCAAACATATTATGTGGAGTTATATATTCTAAAGGATATTTAGTACTTGCTGATAATATATAAAATGATCTTACTCCAATAAAACCAGTAGGAACAGATTCTGTTTCAGAGTCTATTGTAATAGCATCTATTTGTTCCATCTGTCTTATTCTTAACTTAGCATTAAAATCAGCTTCAGTTAGTGCAATAAAATCTGCAATTTGAGTTGTCAAATCAGATCTATTTAACCAATCTGCTATAGATGATTTTAATTCTGAAAATGTTGTTAATGCCATTATAAACTTCCTTCAGCTGTTCTAAAATATCTAAACTCACTACTGTTAAGTTTAGTTCTCATTATTTTTCTTTGAATATCTTTTGGTAATTGAAACCAATTATTTGAGCCATTGTATTCTTTAGCCCAGATCTGCAGTACTAGAGGAGGAACACTTGCAACTCTTTTCATTTCTTTTGCTTTAGAAAGATAACCATTATCGTGGTTATAAAGTTCTTTGTTTCTTTTCATTAACTTATTAACATCTTGCGATTTATTAATAGTTAATGCTCCATTAGACTCTTGTATATACTTAGTCTTTATTCCTGCATCGTATTCTACAGATCTTACTTTACCCATACTATTCTGATAGTTCTGTTACGTATAAATTTACTGATCCAATTACAGCTACTTTTTCGCCAGGCGAAACTTTAAAACATTCAGAAGATTTAGCTTCTAAAAATATTTTAGCATTAGTTGCTGTAGGATTTACTCCAAATTCAATATGACAATCAGCATCTGGTATTACTCTAATATATTCAATATTAGCACTAAAAGCAGATGAAGCTGCAGACGAACCAGAAGATGTAACCTTTTGTGTAGTTAGAGGTCTCATTGCGTAGTTGCTCCCATACATAGTTTTGTTTCCTTATTGTTTAGGATTTGTTCCCAGAACGTTCCAGGAACATCACCTATATTAATTATCTTCTTATAACAAATGTTACTACTAATTTTTTAGCACCAGTTGATGCTCCATCAGTAATCATTTCAATTGTTCCATC